CTCACTTTGTATTTGGTGTATATGCTTTAAGGTAGCTAGTGCACGGCTTATGGCTTGAAACCCATGAGTCAAGAGACCATCTATTAAATCATGGCCTTAGGTTGTGTCCGAAAGGCCGAATTTCAGTATGGAGTACAAACAAATTTTCTCAACTAATACAAACAATTATACAAACAATAGTCAACAAGTCTGCTGTGGGACTCAAAAGACACTTATCACTTCAACTTTTAATTTGCGTTCAGCATCGGATGCTTTCGTTGCTGATAGTTCCGAATCCCTGATAGTTAAAGATAGCTTCACCATTTACGTAGAGCGTAAACGAATTGAGGGTGGAGACCACTTCAGTGGATCAGATGATCCTAGTTATAGGTACCTTGGTGTACTTGACCGGCACCAAGCTTGCATCCAAGCAAAATCAGCGTACTCTAGGAATCCCAATGATCATTCCAAGTCGATTTACAAAGCTACTGTTCAAGCTTATAGAAATTGGAAATTTGATCTTAAACAAGGCAGATTAGCTGTCGAAAAAGGACTAGTGAAGCTAATTTCATTCCCTTCTAAATGTGAATATGTCAGTGATGCGAAGACTTTGAAGTTGGAAGGATGTTGCCTTGCTCTTGCTGGAGCCGTTTATAACGGCATCCTTAGCCTTCATGAAGCTATTAACAGAAAAGATCAATTTAATTTGATAGAGCATAGACTCCTTAGCGGAGATTATATGATGGTACCTGAAACTGCTTCTTATTATATGGATCTTTTCAAATTATTCGAAATTGCTTTTCCAGGAGAGTCTATTTCCTTACATGCGAAACCTAGTGATTTTCCTGACGTGTATTATTTCGACCTTGATTATTGCCCAGATGATTTCAGTTTATATGGTTCAGATTTATCCACCTTATCTCGTTACATTTTCCACGGCTCACATGTCTACTACAATCCTTATGCTGTAGAATTCCAAGTTTCAAATAAGAACAGCATCTCTGATGACTCTTTTTATGGTTCCGATGAGGATAGTAGACCCTATATATATAAAGGAGAATGTATTAAATCTGGCGTTATTCGTAAAGATGGTTACAAAGACAGTTGGATATTGACCATCTTACATTGGATTACCTTAAGACCACTCGCTCTTCGAGATGGTCAATTCATGTACTTATATAGAGGATGGTTCGACGTTTTAGTTTGGTACTTTACATCCCTATTTCATAATTACCTCCTTCTATTCCTTTCAGAGTTTTTAGTTCGTACTCTTGCTACTAGTAATTTCCTCTCCTGGTTTTTGACTTTCGTTATTCGTAGCAAAGGGGACGGTCTTATATCCGAAACATTGGAACTAATTACTTATAATTACCGTCTTCCTATAGGCGGTAGTTTTAGAGGGTCAATTATGCTCTTCCCCAGTGAACGAGACTGGATTAATACTGCTCTGTGTTATACTTATATGATTATTATAATCATTCAACTTTATGTACCTTTCTGCTGTTTAGCGTGGATGTTTATGTATTGGCGACGTACAATTTCCTATAAGACTTATTTTATTAAGGAATACATGGAAGAACAGCGAAGATACAATGGAAGAACATGGAAATCGATTTTAGTCGGTTATGCATTACAGATACTTGAAATGAGATGGTTAGTTCGATTGATCATAAGTATATTCATACCAGCTCAAGTTGCTAGCGTTCTATTTGGAGCCGTTAATTGTGCGTTCGGTCAGGGATGCGACAAGACAAAGCTTAGTTCTTGTAAATATTGTCAAAACAAATTGTGTGATGATCATATTAAAAGTCAGCTCCATAATTGTGCTCCCGGCTGTTCGAGCTGTGGAGTTAAGCAACCTCAAATTTGTCATTATTGCAATACTTTCTTCTGTAAATCATGTGTGAAGAATCATAAATGCAAAGTCTGTGTTACAGATTTAAAGAAAGTGTTTCCAACTGTTCAATATACTTTGACAAAACCCCACTTAGTTAGTATTGGTATCCAGCATGATACCGAGAAATTAGGAAAAGCTCAAAATCAATCTGTTTATACATATTGGATGCCTACTATAGGATACTGTCCTTATACTGTTGCCCTGACTTATTTGGCATTCCAAGACCTTTCTTGCGATAGTTTGTTTTCTCGTACAGTTAATATACGAGCTCTCGTTCGGAAGATGTGTAAAGAACTTCAAGCTCCTGCCAGTGATCCCACAGATGTTGATGCTTCTGGAGCAGTCGTTGTTTTTCCTAAGTTAGCTAATTTTAAAGATAACTGCCTTACCGGTTATTCTACTGACTACCCCTCTACTTTCACGGACTTGATTAAATCTATCGTAAAAGAGCTTAATTGTAAAGATAGTTCTACCTTGAATTCTGATGAAGTTTTAGACTTGTTCAAGACTCTTTGCATTGAGCCTTATGCTGACGGTAAAGGAGGAGTTGTCATATCTCAACCTGATTCGAAGGGAGTGTATCATTTTGGGTATAGAAGTACTTTTGAACCTATGCCTTATGCTACCCCTACCGCACTTTGTTCCTATCATACTTTTCAGAATAATAAGTATATAGAAGATTTATTTAAGAAGAGCCCTTATTATACTCAGTCTTCTATTCGAGATAGTTTCGTCCAGTTTATTACCAATTTCCGCCTATTTGCTCCCAGTGTTGATAATATGGTTTTGCTTGACGAATTGTCTGTTTTCTTGAAAACTATAGGTGCAAGTTATACTTTATTGGTTGAGACTAATCGAACAATACGTAAATACCAAAGTAATGGCAAGAAAACTACTTTTAATGTCATTCTTAGAGATAATCATTTCGAAATTGCTACAGCGGCAGATTTAGACGGAGCTCTTAGTGATAGCGAATCCGCAGGCTTTGATATTATCTCTCTTACTTCTGAAAAATCTAAACCGGGAATAGAGGAAGATTTAACTGAGCGTGCTAAAGACGTTTACAGTCAGATCACAAAGTTCCAACAAGATTACTCTATCTATAATCCCAAAGTCCAGTATGATACTAAAGGGTATTGGTTGTCTTATCACTGGGACTCAGATTTCCAATTACACATGTCTGCTAATTGTGGTACTCAGATATTTGTAAGTGCTGGAGATAAAGATATTCAGATGGTATTTAACGGCAGAAGAGAACATTTCCCTCTAACTAAAGGAAGTTTTGCCGACGATATTGTTCATTACGAATCACATCATTTTAGGATGGTTTCATTTCTACGATTCCATCATTTCGTAATTTGTGTGCGAGTCAAGATCTCTCCCGATTACTATTTCCTTGATCAAGGTATTAGTCGTTACCACTTGAAAGTTAGAGGCTCCAAATCCGATAGTCATAATGCTATCTTTTATGACTGGTATCATAGCGGTACAAATAACGTCCTCTGTAGAGATGATCCTACAAAAGCTTTGAGGGCAGTTAGTTTGTATATATCTGGAGCTTCTAAAGTACCTGCTAGTTTAGATTGGCTAGCCAATGTAATGATCAAGTATAATGATATGTTTAGGAAGAGTGTACGCAATCACTCGGCTATGTTAAACGGAGATTATGCACTTGCTGCTGCTGAAAAGGAAGAGGATGATTATATTCAATTAGTCGGTCGGACGATCGATATGATTGTAGATGATTTCGGACGTAAAGGTTCTAGTATTCTTAATTTCCTTTTAGCTATTCTAGTGATAGGAGCTCAATTCTGCTATTTCGTCTTTGAGGTCGATAGTTTCTTGAAACTTGCATCTTTTGTCTTTTTCCAAAGCTTAGCCTTTGGATGGCTTTCTTATGAACTATCCCGACTTTACATCACTAGGACAATTACGAAGCGAGATATTTCTCGTGAAGATGTGTTCGGTAAAATAACCAGTCATACTCGGTCTGTCGTAGATCGAACTCTGTCCATCAAGAAAAAGTTTGAATTGATGGCATCATCTTTGAATTTTGGAGCGAGTCTGCAAGGGATTAAATTTTTCGATGGTGTTTTCGAGCTTACTAAGAATCAATTCATTCGTAAATGGTGGAATGACGATCGAGAGAAACCTCTTCCAGTTGTTTTCAATGATAAAAAGTTCAGTGAGGAAAATCACAAATATTTGCCTGGATATGCTCCCCGAAGTGTTATTTCTTTACTATGGGCTGCATTGAAACGTCAAACTAATGACGGGTATCGTTGTAATCCTATGAATAATAATATGATAATTAATGACGGATATGCCGAAAAGATTGCGAAAGACATATTATTTCAAGCTAAGAAACATCCTGAGTTACTTATATCTCGGAAGGATTATATTGAAAAAGTCGTTATACCGTCTAAGAGGAAATTGTATCAGACAGCATCAGACAGGTTTGATGCTAAGCCTAAAATGTCCAATCGTATTAAGATGTTTGCGAAACCCGATGAAAAACAACATAAGAAAGGAGCTACCCGCTTTGATTCTGATGGTAATAAACCGAGGTCTATTTGTGGACCGGATGATGTTGTTAAAGCTGTCGGAGGTCATATTATGTATGTTATTTTGCAGTTAACTAAACTTATCCCCGATTTTGGTAGTTCTATTATGTGCGGAAAGACGCCGGAAGAGCTTAGATCAGCCCTTCTTAAAGCATTTCGATCAGTTAAAGATAGAGTTACCTTCAAGTGTGATGGAGCCAGATGGGATAGTACTCAAAATATACATGCTTTAGCTTTGGACATAAAAATACTTAAAATTGTTGTCGAGCCAATAGCCCTTATGCTAGGATACAGTGGTACTGAAATTAAAGCAATTCTTTACAATTTAACTTGTCTTTTAACAGAAGTGGAGATTGCAAGTTGTAATAAGAATATGCCACGTGGATCCCGTTGGCAACGATTGTGTGTCTTTAAAATGCGAGGAACTGTTTATTCCGGTCATCCAGCTCGAACGACCTGGGGTAACACTTTACGAGGTATAGTTTTCTTTCATAAGATAAGCGTTTTAATAGGAGCACATTGGAACAAAGATTTCTTTCACTTTCAAGCTGGTGATGATGTCTTTATTGTATTTGATAAGAAGTATGAAGCAGCTTTTAAATCCAGCTTTAGTTATTTTAATAGTCCTGCTGGTTCTTTCGGATATTTTTTTACAGATGCCGAATATAATTATAATGATATAGGAGACTTTTTATCTCTTCTTATTTTTTATGATTGTGGAGATGTATTCATGAGAAAATTACCATTTCGCTATATGGCAACAGGATGCCATACCACTAAAGTTTCCGAAGATTGGATAGATGAGTATGATTGTGCCATCACCAAGCAGCTTGAATCATATGATGTATGTACCGGAAGCGATAGTCATATAGCGTGGCGTAAGGCTCGTGAAGCTAAGACTTGCACTAAGCAGATGGATCATCTAGCTAAGAACGATTATAACATGATAAATTTAACATCTGATAGTAATAAGAATGGGCGTTGTTGTCATAAGGATGGTGTCGATTATAGGAATTTAGATGCTATGCAAGGAGATCCCGTTACTTTACTATCTAGGATGCATCATTCGTGATTTAAATAAATTTTATTAATAATGTAATAATATATGTATATATGTATATATAGTGTGAGTTGACATTGATTGGATTGAATGGAGGACAGTCAATGGTATATTATATCTCCCCCAACGTCATTGTGACGTTTCGGCGCG